GGCGACATTCTTGAGCTGTCGTCCTACGGTGCGGGAGAAGTTCCCAAACGATGTCGAGGCTCGCTGGACGCCTTTCTTGTCGAATGTGCTAACGATAGGTGCGATGATTGCCACAGCTACCTCCTTTCAAGTTGTCTGTTTACGATCTTCTCATATCTGCGGAAACTGTCACGGATACCTCGCTCGATGTCGTCGGTATGTTTCTCGACTATCGGCCAGATGAAGCGGTCTGTCTTGCCTCGCTCGTTGAGTTTGGCTACGAGTGCCTTGCCGGAATTGGTGTGGCCTTTGCTAGCTGTTGAGGCGATGATAAGCGCCAGGTGACGAGAACGGACTCGCAGAATCGGCCAGACGTCGCCAGGTTTCACGGTGAACCTTCTTCCGTTAGGTGTCACAAATGTGCCTGCTCGAGGAGGACGTCCTCGAAATTGGAGCGTGGTCTTGAAACGTGCCGAGCTGTAGCGGTAGCCGGTGCGCCCTTTACGAGACCAGCCGGACGTCATCTGCTTCGGCATCCCGGCCTTTATTTCTGCGAGCATCGGCTGGGCGTAGCTCTTGATCTCGTTAGGGACTCGACGGCGCAGCTCTGGGTCGATCTGGCGAAGAGCTCGGAGCGTCGAGTCGACGTTCTGGATCTTCATTCCGAATCTGAGCCCAGGGGCTGCCATTAGCGTCTCCGTTCTGCTTCTCGTGCTCGATCAGTCAATACCTCGACAATGGTCGAGAACATGGCCGAATCTTGTAGGAGCTCACCAGGAGCGATTCCGGTCGTAGCGGCGACCTCTGCGACTAATCGTCCGAGGGTGCCGCTTCGGTAGGGTCCGGTGAGATGTCCTCGACTTCTGAGACGTCGACAACTCGAGCGAGCCAGTCGTCGAACTGTGCTGGGACTGGCATCCCTGCAGCTCGTGTCGCCTCGTATGCCAGAGCGAAGATGTCCTCGGCTGCGACGTTGCCAGCTGCGAGCTGGCTGATCGCTTTCTTCTGTCGACGTTCCCATCTGACAATGGCGAGCGGTTTCGCTGTGACGTTGTACGTCTCTGATTCTGTTTGGACCTTTAGCTCGAGTTCCACGGTGAGCTCCTACTTCCTTACGCTTTCGTTACTGATCCGTTGACCTCGAAAGTGTATGAAACCTCGAGGGCGCTGTCTGCTGGTCCGCCTGCCGTTGGGTAGACGGGAATGATGTCGCCGGAGAGTGTGCCGGATCCGTCGAGGCCGAGTGAGAAGCTCACTGCGGTACCTGCTGCAGCTGCGGTCCACATAGCGTCGCAGAATGATCCGACGGCGCCCCAGTCTTGGAAGGCTCGGACGTTGAGTGTCCAGGTCGTCGGCTGGCGTACTGCGGTCGTGTCGGTAAGTGTGACGTATTGGTCAACGGTCTCATTAGGCACAAGCGTGACTTCTGCGACTTGTGCTGAGTAGTCGACGGAGTCGATTGTGACGTCGAGCGTCCGTCCGGTTTGGATAGTTGCCATTTGGCTAGTCCCTTCGGTAAGTGATGGTTGCGGTTATTTGGTAGGACGGTAAGTCCTGGTTGCCTACAGAGTAGACGCCTGGAGTGGCGATGATCTGGGAGGCTGGTGTGAGGTTCTCGAGGACGGTGTCGACGGCGTCGAGGGTTGCTTTGAGTGCTCTCCAGTCTCCTGGAGGTGCAGCTACTAGGTGAATGGGATAGTCGACCTCGACGATCTGTGGCGAGATAGAGCGGAATGTCGGCGGGTCTATGAGAACGCCAGGAGGGCGTAACTCATTGACATTGGCGAACACTCTGAGCCCATAGCCGGACAGAGTCGAGATGAGCGCCTCATATTCGGTGACAAGCATCTCATCCAATCCTTGCTCGACCTATGCCGAGAAGGCGCATGATCTCACCCATAGAGCCAACTGGTGCCGGTGTTGGCATCGCCTCGAAGCTTTGGAAGTTGTCGAGGCTGCCTTTCTGACGGAACAGACTGCCAGCGTAGAGAACTGTCCCCTGCTTGGCGGCTGCTCCTGGCGCTACTGTCGGGTTGTCGCTGTAGCCAGCTGCTTCCCTCCGATGGTACGCCCAGTCGTTAGCGGCGTCGGTGCAGAGCTCGAGGTAGTCCGCTTCATCTGTTGCTGCTTCGACTTGGCCGACGAACAACTCGACGTCCTCTGTGGTAATCCAGGTGACTTGGCCGACTAGTACGCCGTTGTCTGGCGTGTAAGCGGCGATGTCGTCCTGGTTGTTCACAGAGTATTGGACGTCGAGTCCGTCGACTCCCGTGAGGTTGTGGTGGCCGTCGAGCTTGTTGTAGCCGGTCCCGTAGACGTGGACGTGCTCACCTACGGCCAGACCGGTGGCATCGTCGAGCGTGAGCGTGACGACGTCGCTGGTGCAGGATGCTGAGGTGATTGTTGCCATAGGTGAGCGGTCCAGTCAATATCAGAGAGCTAGGCAGCCGTTCGAGATGTCGTAGTTTGCAGCTGCCACATAGCCTCGGAATGCGAGACGGGTGGACAGCGTTGCTGGCTGCTCGACTCGGAGTGCTCCTCGAAGGTCCTCGAAGATGTTGAGGCATGATGCCGAGAGCATGAGTGCCTTACGGTCGCCTGGTGTGAGACCGAAGTCGTCGGAAACGATCAGAGACAGTCCGAGCGGGTTGCCGGTGAGTGAGCCGACGCCGTTCAAGGTGCCTGCAGCGTTGCTAGGTCCCAAGTAAGGAAAGATTCGGTTGCCGCCGGAGTCTTTAGCTGCGCCGATTGAGGCCCAGACGTCTGAGCGGATGATGAGGTGAGTTGGCATCCGTCCAAAGTTCTCTTTGATTTCTGCCGCTGCGGCGTAGAGGTCAGTAATGACTTCGTCGCCGTCGGTCCAGTCGGTGACTGTTGCGCTAGCCAGTGAGGAGTTCGAGTAGAGAATGGTGTCTCCTACCCATTGCTCGGTTGCTTCGGCGTAGGTCTTTGCCATGTCCTCGATGACGAGCTGGACGACGTTCTCGTCTGCGTAAAGGATCTCTTGCTCTGAGAGGTCGAGGTAGCCGCCGAGGGTGACCTTGTCGACTTGTACCTTCGCCACTTGGTAGGCCTGGGTTGAAAGGGCATCATGCTCTGCGGCCTGGATCCCGACTGCTGAATGTTGCTGGACCTTTCGAGCATAGAACGGGTCGCCCGCTGGCATGGCTCGAGGTCCGATAGCGGAGAAGATTGGGCGCTCCGTGGTCATCGTGTCGAACACTTCGCCAACGAGTGGCGATGGGATGACGCCTGGGACGTCTGAGGTGTCTGAGGTTGCAGCTGCGACTCGCATAGGTTCGCCTCGGAGCTGTGCTGCTACATAGGCGCCGACGCTTGGCAGCTTGGGGCTGGCAGCGACGACGACTGGTGCTGTAGGGATCTGTGCCGGAGCTTCTGCGGCTTCGACGTTGGTTTCTTCGGTCATTGTGTCCTCCTCGGACTCTTGTGGGGTTGGTTCTGGGGTTGGTTCTGGGGCTGCTTCGATGTCGTCTGAGGCGGCGACGTCGAGGACTCGTGCGGTGTCGAAGGCTCCGAACGGTACTAGCGAGAGCTCTCGCCATTTACCGGATTCGACGACTAGGACGCCGTTCTCGTAGTGAAACTCTTCGACCTCGACTCCAACGGATACAGCGTCGAGGACGCCGTCGGATGCCAGGACGAGAGCCTCTTCTCCAGCTGAGGTCGCTGAGATTCTGGCCTCGAAGAGCATCGCCTCGTCTGTTGAGACTCGAGCTGTCACGATGCCGATGGGCTGTGAGAGGTCGTGGTCTCTGATGAGTTTCGGGGCGGCTCCGTCGGTGGGGAGGCTACCGGCGAGGAAGCGGACGGGACCGGTCGAGGCGTTAGCATCGACGTTGTAGGGGACTGCGATTCCGGTGAGTGTGCGCCGTGGCGGTTCGCCTTCTGCAGCTGCTACGTCGAGTTCGATGGGTTGTGCGAGTTCGATCTTCATGAGAGACCTCCTCCTGCTTGGTTGATAATTCGTCGAGCTTCGTCTCGTGTTATGACGTCGTTAACGACACCGAGATATATCTTCTGGATGATCTCTGCGAGTTCTCGAGCTTGGTTGATTTCTGGGTCTGATTCTGTTGTTTCGTCGAAGATGGAACGGTCGAAGCGGACGATCTGTCCTGGCGGTAGTACCTGGTCAGATGACAGCGTCCCTTCAATGGTTGCCATGATTGGGAGGGCGTCTCGGCGGAGCTGTCGGACCATTTCCTGGGCATTGTTGTATGTCATGCCGCTCGAGCCTGGAGCTCCGACCAGGAATGGTGAGATATTGGCGACTCGTGCCAGCTCGAGGGCTTGGTGCTGACGTGAGTCAAGCTGTTGGAGTCGGCTCGGATCCATCTGGCTCTCGTTCCATGTGACCTCGGATGACAGAGCTGCGACTGCTGTTCCGTTGTCGCCTGCCCGCATTTC